CCGCTGGAGAGTTCGAAAGTCGAACCCTAGTCCTTTTCAAGGATTAGCTCTAAAACGTCGTGAATTGAATCTCCGGTATATCAAAAGATATATCTCTATTATCTAAGACAAGTCGTTAACTACTACGCAATTCCGTGTAGCAAGTAATGACCTCTATCGACCGTAATGGTTAACGGGTTTCAATAGAAGACTCATACTCGCGGTTTGGGAAACCTTGCGTGATGGGGCCGACCTGTCGTTGTAAGACAGTTATCGCTCCCACTCCTTGGTTTAAAAACCGATAGAAGTGAGAAACTTCAGAGAATTCATCTCCGTTTCACAACGTGTCTGCGGCCCTCAATTACTCCCGTTTGCTAAACCGGAGGAAAGAGGAAACCGAAGTCTTATGAAAGAAATCGAAGAATAACAACCACGGATTATTCCGTGATGCTCTTTGATCACATGATGTGAATGTATCCTGATTTGAAAACAATCAGATTGCCCTTAATCGAAAGATTAAGAAGTAAGCAGTAAGATATATTTAGTTTAAACTAAAGGTAATCTCATCCGTTTACATCTAACCTGATCATTGAAGACCTCACTGTAGCTTGGAATAGCTTGTGAGTATTAAGTGGCCTTTATCCCATGAAGGAATTGGCGCGACTCCCATCCAAAAATATGAAAAGATTCAGATTTAGTAGATGGAGCTTCAATTATCGATTAATAAGTGACATTATCTGTGTAAAAGCAGGTACGACTATAGCCACTTTACCTAATTTATTAGGGAAAGTTAAAGCTATAGTTGGAGGACGAGTCTCGAAAGGTTTTTACAGCAATTTGTTAATTATCTGTAATACCTTGAGATTAATTCAAAAATCTCAGGGAAATTCAGGTTTAATCCTATACCTGAAAGCAGCGCAAGTTGCATTACAGCAAGCGTGTTCTGGATACAAAGTTAAGGATATGAGACCTCTAGGTGCTAGAATTTCTAGATCTAGAAGTTACCTTCCAAGACTTATTCCTTCCTCTCACCGATTGATTATCTTAAATCGATCGGCGGGTTATACTTTATTGATTAAGTTCTACTTAACATTATTCTATATCTATAGAGTAATTGTAGTTCCTAAATATAAAGTTAACCTAAGCACCATTATTAATAAAGGTGTTGAAGGAGTGGAACAAGTTGTTCCCTTAAGATTTTATCGACATTTCATCGATTCCTTTATAGGATCATATATGAGATTAAGATTCAAAGGAAATACCATTTCTATGGCAGAGTACTTTGAAAGAGCCGGAAGGTTCTTTACAATCTTAAAATCTTCTCCTATGAATTTTACTACTGAAGGTCAAAATCTTTGGTCAACTCACCCTTTGGTGATGTTTAGATCTCTAGTCGCTTTAATCCACTCGGATTATTATGACGACTTTATGACTCTAGCTCAAGCTATCAATGTCAAACTTAGAAAGCTGATAACAGCTTATTCTTTGTCTGCTAGATTAGCAGGGCGACCAGGATTGGCCTCAGGAAAACTTTCATTTAAGGAAGAAGCGGCAGGTAAACTTAGAGTATTCGCAATCGTTGACTGCTATACACAATGGTTACTCTACCCTCTCCATAAACTCATATTCTCAATTTTGAGAAGAGTACCTATGGATGGTACGTTTAATCAGTTAAAACCCGTTCATAGACTTCTAAGACGGGGTGCGAAGAGTTTCTATTCTTTAGATCTCTCTGCAGCAACTGATCGATTACCCATAATCATCCAAGAACGATTATTAAACGAGTGGTTAAGTAGCGTTTGTCCTAATTTTGGGACTTTATGGCGAAATATCCTCGTTAATAGGGATTACCACTATAAAGCACCTCGACATTACGATAACTCTAAACATGGAGCTATCGGAAAAGTTCGATATGCTGTGGGACAACCTATGGGAGCTCTAAGTAGTTGGGCTATGTTAGCCTTAACTCATCACTTTGTAGTTCAAGTCTCAGCTTGGCACAGTGGTCTTATAAGACCTGGTCAAATATACAAAAGTTACGCCTTATTAGGTGATGACTTAGTTATTTGTGACAAATGTGTAGCAGACGCCTATTTATCACTAATGGATAAATTAGGTGTGTCTGTGAATTTGAATAAGTCTATTTTGAGTCCTAAAGGACTCGGACTTGAATTCGCTAAGAGAACCTTCATAAACGGAGTGGACGTTAGTCCAATCTCATTCAGAGATCTTTCTCTAGCCACACAGCCAGGGTCTTTAAGCCATTGGGCAGCTTTTGCTAAGGCTCAAAATTTGAGTCTTTTAAGACAGGCCCATATCCTCGGATATGGATACCAAGCAGTGAAAACATCTTTCAGAAAGATGAATCACGCTTTGAAAGTAGTCTACTTAGCTAATATTGCAAAAGTAGACTTCAATTCGGATGTATTAAATTTAGTCCGAAGAGTCCCTATTGATTTAAATGTCAATGTGGGAGCTTTCAAAGACAAGGTATTGAGACCATTCCTAAGAGGTATGGACTCACCAGTCGCAAAAGTTTATCATCTGTTCGATGAACTACCTAGCATCTATAGTACGTGGTTGAAAAACCACGAAGGGCACGTGAAATACGTGACTGAATGGATCTTGAAAAACAAGAAACATTCCCCGGTGACTCAACAAGAATTGATGGAAATCAATTCAGGACTTTACTTGTTTATGTATTTTATACATAAACGAATATGTAAAGAAGAGTCTCCTATCATCTTTAGAAAGTTAGGAAAAGCTCTAGCTTTTATGAAAGTAGAAAGCTACGAAACACTTAATGAGTGTCTTAGTGCTTATCTGACAATCACTAGAATGGTTGCCACTCAATCTGTAGATATTCTACGATTGTCGTGGTCTGGTGTCACACCTAAATCGGTGAGACTACCCTTCCAAGCTAGATTGTTTAGAGCATGGTCTAGAACGGTGGTACGATTAGCAAAGTTATCGAAAGATAACAGCGAAAGTAAAACACCGAAGTAGAGACAGTCCTCAAAACGGCTCTTTGCGTCAAATTGAACGCTCCCGTTACCTAAAGTGCCGAAAGGCCGGGTTGGTAAC